TTATTGCATCGGCACCCGGACGGTGATCTTGCGCGGACGCGCATTGCCCTTGCCGGGGACCAGAACAGTAACCACGCATACACCATTTCGTGGCTGCGCCGAAAGCAGTTCGCCACCCGTGTCGGAGACGACTTGACGCGCGGCCTCGCTGCAATCGGCCGCCGCCGGCAGCACGCCGGTCGGACGGTCTGCGGCTGGCTGAGCGAACGCCGCCAGGCTGGCCGCAGTTGCGGCGATGAGGAAGGGCGAGGTCATAGACACACTTTCATGGCAGTAACAATGTGGCGCCAGAATTAACCGAACGACGCTGAATGGCAAATGAATGTGGCAGCGCAATTCACGCCCCGGCGTGCCCGTTATTTGAGCTTTCTTTGCGCCACGATCCGCCCCGCTATGGCAACGATTCCACCCGCGGCGGCCAGAAGCGCGGTGATGTGGTCGGCGAGTTCGGCCTGCTCGAGGCTGCCGATGCCCAGCCCGGCGAGGTTCGCAAGCGATGCGACGATCGCCAGCACGCCGCCCCAGACGGTTTTCGACAGATACCAGGGTTTGAGGTCTGCATTCATGAGACGATCCTTTCTACTTCAGAGTGTCACCACCTTCTGCGAGGGGATTCCATCCCGAACGGCAAGACCGAGCTGCCGGACACGGATGGTGATCTGCGTCTGCGTGCCACCGAGATCGGCGATCTCGTCGGCTGCCGCGTAGTCGAAGAACGGCCATTCGGTTTCGACAGTGCGAGCGACTGCCTCCCCGGAAAATATCTCGAGGCGATAGGCCTCGAACGGCTCGTCGAGAGGGACGTCGTAGCCGTCCCAGCCATCCGCGTTCAGCCGCGCCCGTCGCGTCCAGGAAAAGCGAATTCCGCCCTCGGCAAGTCGCCGGCCTTTCAGGTGCACGGGCGCGATCGGCATTTTTGCGCGCACCCCGCCTGCAAACGCGAACGCAGTGGGAGCCTCCGTCACGCCCCTCGCCTCGGCGATCCAGTTGACGCTGCGGCCCGCCTCCTCCGCCGACAACGCCAGCGGTTGAACGGCGACATCCAGGAACACCGCGGCAGCCCCCGTTTCATGCCCCTCCGCCATCACGTCCTCGCTGCCCGCAAGCCCGCGCAACAGACCGCTCAACCGCCAATGCCGCCGGGAGGTCTCTTCCGCCTCCAGAAAGCCGGCGATCTCCCAGCGTCCGGACGGCGAGGCAATCGCGATGCGGTTTTCCCCGCCGAGCACCGCGTTTCGTCCCTTTGAAGAAAGCCCTCCGAAGGGCATGTCGAGTTCGATCGTGTGCGCATGGTCGAAACGGCCCCAGGCTCCCGCCTCAAGCGCCGTCGTCAGCCGGCCGATGCGCGCCGGCCGATCGAGCCGCACGCGCGGAGCGTAGCCATCGCTCCCGGGCGAGGACGAGATGAGGATCGGCCGCCAGGGTCTCGCGTAGGCGCCGACGCGGGCAAAGCTCTCCGCCGGCCCGGTCTCGAAGCGGGGCAGGTCGAGAAACTGGATTTCGGGCAGGAATGCAGCGGCCTCCAGTCCCCCACCGGCCTGCGTAGACGGCCTGGCGGGCGGCGCCGGCGCACATGCCTCGCCACCGGCGAAGCTGCGCGCCTCCACCTCACGCACGGCGCCCTCAGTGATCCGCGTCACCAGAAAGCGTTCCTCAGGTCCATCATTCAGTCGTACGACGTCACCCGGCATCACGTTGAGCGCGTTTGACGGTAGCCGGAACGTCAGCTTCCGCATCGCGGCGCGGTGATCGCGCAGCGCGGCTTCGACGCTTCCCGAAGCAGCGCCGGCGTGCAGCACCGCCGGCAGCGACAGCCGCAGCATGCGATCGTTCTCCGCCGTCATCCGCCGCGAGCGCGCCGTCACCCGCTGATAGGCGGATCCGTCGGAGGCATGGTCCAGGATCGCCTCGCCCGCGAATTCGCTCGGATGGCTGCGCACCTCCTCGAAGGCGGCTTCCTCAGGTCGCTCGGCGAGCACGTCGATGGCGATGGCCGGCAGCGCCGCCCGCAAACGCGAACGGAAGTGCAGGATACCGTTCTCCTCGACCGCATCGATCTGGAACGCCGCCATCAGCGGCTCCAGCAGACTGCGCGCTGAGCCCGGATCCGCTTGCACGAACCCCACCAGGTCGCCGCTCACCATCGAGACGTCGAAAGCGGCAAAGCCGTGATCCTTCAGGATGGCCGCGATCGCGTCCGCCACGGTCGTCGCCCCGAGCCGGCCGTTCAGCCAGTGACCAAGCTGCCAATTGTGTCCGTCAGCCCAAAGCGCATCGTTTTCCGGAAAGGCCGGATAGGGCCGCGCGTCCCAGGTCCAGACGAAGATGTGATCCGGATCGACCATTCCCGGCTCCGCGCCGGTTCCCTGCCACCAGCGATGATGGGCATCGAGGAACCGCCGCTGCATCGCATCGGCGCGTCCACCCGCGGAAAAATAAGGAAGCGCGTTTTCCGCGCTCTTCGGATCGGTGAAGACGTTCGGCTGGTTCGCCCCCTTGTCGACGGCCGGGCATCCGAGCTCCGTCAACCAGATCGGCTTCGAGCGCGGCACCCAGGCCGACGCCGTCGACGCTTCGGTCCCGCCGGCGCGCTTGAAATGCCGGTTCGTCCACCAACCGGCCAGATCCTTGTAGCGGTACAGCCAGTGCTTGCCCGCCAAGCCGTCCGTAATCGGCGAGCGGACCCGGGCCCTCCGGTCCGCGTCGCTCGCATAGTACCAGTCGAAGCCCTCGCCGCTTTCGATCATGCCGCGCATGGCATCCTCGTCGTCCGGCAGGCGGAAGCCGTCCGGATTGCCGGAAAGCGCGTCGCCGTCGCGCCAGTCGGAAAGCGGCATGTAGTTGTCGATGCCGACCGCATCGATCGCAGGCGAGGCCCAGAGCGGATCGAGGTTGAAATGCACCTCGCCGCTGCCGTCCGCAGGGTGATAGCCGAAGTACTCGCTCCAGTCGGCGCCGTAGGTCAGCTTCGTCGCCGGCCCGACGATGGCGCGCACGTCCTGCACCAGGTCGCACAGCGCCTCGACGAACGGGAAGGCTCCCGCCCCATCGCGCAGCTGTGTCAGCCCGCGCATCTCCGAGCCGATGATGAAGCCGTCCACGCCGCCTGCTGCCTCGGCGAGATGCGCATAGTGCAGCACCATCCGCCGATACCCCTCGTCTGTGGCTCGGGATGCGATTGAGGTGCCGGAGATGGTGTAGTCGCCGGCCGTGGCACTGCCGCAAAACGCCTCGACCTGGCTGCGCGCCGAAGCCGTCCTGTCGGCGCTCCCGGGCCGGCCCGTCGCCGGGTGACAGGTGATCCGCCCCCGCCAGGGATAGGCCGCCTGACCGATGCCACCATAGGGGTCGGGCAGATCGTTGCCGGCCGGCACGTCCATCAACACAAAGGGATAGAGATAGACCTTCAACCCCCGTTGCTTCAGGTCCGCGATCGCCGCCACGACGCTCTCGTCCGACGGCGTGCCGCCATAGGCCGGCCCGCCATCGTTCCGACTGACGAGGTGGGCGGCACCGCGGCCGATGCCGCTGACCCGCCAGGGCCGGCTCTCGTCGCTGCGCGCCAAAACCTCCACGCCCGGCACGATCCGGCACTGGCCCGCGCGCAGGTCGGTGCCGAACCAGGCGACGACCAGCGCCACGCGCTCGACATTGGGGCAAAGTGCCTGCAACTCGTCGATCGATGCCGTCCAGTCGGAGGTGGCGATCCGGTTGTTGCGGTTGATGTTGCGCCCCTCGCCCGCGCCGAGACGCTCGGTCACCTTGCGCGGATCGTAGCCGTGCTCGCTGGAACCGGGAATGATCGTCACGGCGCGAATGCGCTTCTCCAGCGTCCCCGTCGGCTTCAGCACCTCGAACTGCAGGATCGGAATGCGATTGCCGAAACCGTCGAGCGGCAGGCGCTCGAAGACGGCGTAGGCGAGCCCCCGATAGGCAGGCGCGTTCCCCGCGCCTTGCTTTGCCTCGACCAGCGGATCGGGCTGCTGGTTCGCCCCGCCGCGGTGGATCCGCATCGGGATATCCGTCAGGTCGAGCTCGCGCCCGTCGGCCCAGACACGGCGGATGGCGGCAATCGGCCCCTCGCAGATGCCGACCGCAAAATTGGCGAAGTAGCGATAGGTCTCGACGCGCGGTCCCGTCGCCTTGCCGCCGGCGCGCTCGGAGGTCACCTCCTCGTCAAAGCGTGTCGCCCAGATCAGCGTGCCGCCGACGCGCGCGGTACCGTAGGCCCGGATGATCCCCGCCCCCTCGTCCGCACCGGGGATGCGCGCATCCTGCAGTCTGTTTCGCTCGATCGTCGAGTGACTGCCTCCGAGCAGCGCCTGGTCGACGGCAGATCCCGCGAGCGCGCCGATGGCTCGTCCCGCAATCGCGCCCAGCGGTCCGAAGATGCCGCCAAGCGCCGCGCCGGCCGCCTGAAAGAGTATCGTCGCCATTTAAAGCCTCTGGCTCGGTTGTGCGTGACTTGAGAGGTTGGTTTTGGTGATCGCCCGCCCCCTCCTCCCGTCACCCCGGACCTGATCCGGGGTCCAGCCGCGCCGCGTCGGCGGCGCGAGAGAACCTTCCGCGCTCAAGGACTTGAGCGCGCTGGATGCCAAGTCGGGTCCGGCATGACGGAAGCGTGGAGCGCAGTTCAAACCCGTTCCGGAAACCGGAAGACGGCGCAGATCCGCCGTCGCCAGGCCGGCACGAGCGAAGACTCGATCACCGCCGCCTGCTCGTAGGCGTGGATGAAGCGGTCCGGTCCGCTGAGAATGCCCAGATGCTTGGCCGGGCAGCCCGCATGCCAGCGAAACAGCAGCACATCGCCGGCCTGCATTTGCGCCAAATCCAGCGCCGGCCCGAAATGCCGTAGCGCTGCCGCAAGCAGCCGGTCCTCGCCACCCCGCTCGGCCCAGTCCGGCTGGTACGGTCCCGCCTCCTCAGGCTCGCGGCCGTAAAGCTCGCGCCAGACGCCGCGCACGAGACCAAGGCAATCACTGCCCACGCCCTTAAGACTCGCCTGGTGCCGGTAGGGAGTGCCGATCCAGCCGCGCGCGATCGCCACCACGGTGTCGGCGTGTCGACCCTCACTCATAGAGCGGCCTCCCGTCATGAACCGTGTCGCCGTCGGCATAGCCATACGCGAAGTCGCTCCCCGGCATATGCGGAAAGCCGCGAAAATTGATCTGGTTGGCGAACTTCTGCCTGCAGGTCGCAAAGCTCTTGTCGCAGCCGGCGACGACAGTGAACCGGTCGCCGGGCTTGAGCGTCAGCGACGTTGGCAGCCAAAGCGTCAGTTCCACCGCGCCACCGCCGCTGCGGTGATCCTCGATATCCGCCGACAGCCCCGCATTGGCACCGTCGACGAAGGTCAGCAGGCCATAGCGGAGGTGTTGCGTCTTGTACCCGCCGAGGCCGGAAACGCGCAGTCGCCGCTCGTCGACGATCGCGGCGATCGCGCCGTTCCCCTTCAGGCCCGCGGCATCCAGATCGAGACCACAGCGCGCGTCGCCGAGCACGGCGTCGCAACGATGCGCATAGATTCGCCCCTTTACCTGGTCGAGCGCGTGGGTCATTCGTCGCAGTTCGGCACGAAACGCCGCACCGGCCCGCGTCACCTCGCCGATTTCGCCGGTGCGCAACAGCACCCGCCGACTGGGCGCTTGCCAGTCGACGAGAAACACCTCGACCCGCGCCCCGTCATAGCGTCCGGCGACGAGTTCCGCCTCGCTGATTGCGGCGGACGAGAAGCCGCCGGCAATCTCGCTTGCCTCGGCTGCCAGTCCCACGCCCGTTTCGGCGTCGCTCGCCTGAAAACCGCTTGCGGGCGCGATAGGTGAGCCCCGCAAATACCAGGTCACGATCGTGCTCGGTAAAGCCCAAAACCGTGCCGTCCCTGCGCGTCACCCGCCAGCATTGGCAAACTGTCGTCGCGTCACCGGCGAGATGGTCGGCGAGTTCCGAGGGGATCCTTCTCATGGCGCGATCTCCACCAACGGGATGGAAGGAATGCGCCCGGCGTTGAACTGCGCAAGGTCGATGTCGATGCGGTCGGTGTCGAAACGCACCGGCACGTCGAACTCGAAGCCCGCCCGCACCGCCTGGCCGCTTTTCGGGACAGCCCCGGCCGTGAAAGTGACAACGCCCGTCGCATGGTCGACGGCATATTGCCCCGCCGGAACGGCGACGTCGGCAATCGAAACCACGACGCTGCCCGCCACCGGCTTTGCAATCGTTCGCGTCGTCGCCCCGCCGGTATCCTGATAGGTCTTGGTCAATTGAAACGCCGCCGTCGTTCCATCACCGGTCCCGATGCGCTGGTCGCTGGCAGAGATCGCATTGGTCGGGGCGCAGGACTTGAAATCGACCGGATCGCGGAAGCGGAAGCCGTAGAGCTGGCCCGCCCGCGCCTCGAAGAAGGCGAGAACCGCATAGAGATCGTCGACGGAGCGGACGCCGGAGCCCGCATCGTAGCGCCGCCTGGCGTCATGCCAGCGGCGGTTCCGGTTTTCCCGCCCGTTGGAGAGCGAGACGATGTCGGTGCGCCGCACCGGCCCGCCGCTCGTGCCGAGCGCGATCCGCAGCGGAAAGCGCACCTCGTGAAATCCCGTCATGGCCATCTCTCAGAGCCCCCGCTGCCCGCGCCCGACCGCCCGCGTCAGCATCGCGGCGACCTGTCCCTGCGAGCGCATGAAACTTGCCGCATCCGTGGCGGTCACGTTGAAGACGATGCTGGTTCCTCCGCCGCCCTCGCTGGCCGCCACGCCGAGCGATCCGTCGGCGCCGCGCCGCAACGGCAGGATTGCCTCCGCCCCGGCCTCGCCCATCAGTCCCAAGCCGCCGCCGGCGGAAAAATAGGTCGGTGCGGCGACCACGCCGCCCTTGGCAAACGGTGTCACTTTGCCTGCCAGCCCGGAGATCCCGGACGCGAGCAAACCCTCCAGCGGTTTCAGGCCGACCGACAGCCCGATATTGCTGATCCTTAAGGCCAGACCTTTCAGCACATCCTCGAGCCCACGACCGTCTACCGTCGCCGATTTCAGCGCGCCGGTCAGCGCTGCCCCGAACGAGCGCGATCGCGCCTCGAGGTCGTCGAAGACGGACCTCAGCGCCTCCGCACTCTCCACCGTCTCGGCGACCGGCCTGCCATCCGTTTCCGTCATCTTTCCGCTCCTCGAAAGCATGTCGCCCCATGCCGGGGATGATCGTCGTCCGCTCCGTTCCTCGCGCTTGCCGCTCGGAGCCGCGCATCGGGAAACGCCTGCATCAGCGCTTCCAGCCCCCGCCGGTCCGGCGCGCCACCGCCGCCGTCGCCAAGACCGGCCGCGATCGCAAACTCGAGCGGAGTCATCGTCCAGAATATCTTGGGATCAAGCCGCATCCGGCAGAGCCCCGCGTGCAGCACCGCCTCCCAGGGGAAGGGCGCCGCCTCGCGGCTCAATTCGCCGGATGCGGCACCTAAGGGTTTTTTCGCCCGTCTCCCGAGGTCTCGCCCGAACCGAACGTGGCCGAAAGCAACGCCGCGACCGTGCGTGCAGAGCCCTCGAGGCCGTCCTCCGTCATCATCCCGGCCACATCCTCGTCGCCGTAGAGATTGCCGCCGCCGCGCAGGCCCGCACCGAGAATACGGATGATGTCGCGCGCGCTGATGCCGCCGCGCGAAAACCGTCGTGCGAGATCGTCCAGATTATCGACCGCAAAGGCGGTCTCGAGTTCCGCAAGCGCTCCGAGCGTCAGGCACAGGATCCGCCGCTCCCCGTCGAAGACCGCCTCGATCTCGCCCCGCCGGCGATTGGCGCGCCCGACCATCACAGCACCGCGAACGTCAGAGCGCCGGCCGATTCCAGCGACAGTTCGAACAGCATTTCCCCGTCATGCGCTCCGGAATATTCGAGCGCGGTGATCTGGAAAGCCTCGGCGACCGTCCCGAAATCGGGAATGACCAGTTCCCACGACAGGATCGTGCCGGCAAAGAACGCCGCCCGCACCAGCGCGTCCGACGCCTGGTCCTTGAAGATGCCGCTTCCCGACACCGACGCCCGCTGCACGCCCGCGCCCCCGAGCAACTCACGCCAACGGCCCACCGACTGCGCGTCGGTCACGTCCACCGCCTGCGCATTGAAGGAGAGCTTCTTCGACCGCAAGCCCGCGACCGTGACGAAGCTCCCGCCATCCTCGACCTTCAACAAGAGGTCCCGCCCCTTCTGCGCCACCATCCGCCTGTTCCTTTCCAAAAACGAGAAAGGCGCCCCGAAAGAACGCCTCGTTTGATTCTTCCGTCATCCCGGCCTTGAGCCGGGATCCAGCCGCGCCGCGTCCACGGCGCGAAAATACTCCTGCGGGCTGGCACTGAGTGCGGGATGGCCGGACACGACGGTGCGCTTCCAGCAACCTGAACAGCCCTCGTGCGCGGAACCGTCGTCAGCGGTCCTGCCGTCCGGCTATGCCGCCTACTCCGTCACCGCCCGAAACCGCATTTCCGCGCGATGCAATGCCTTCGTTCCATCCCGCGCGATCCGGGTCGAGCGGTGCAGCAGACTGACGAGATGACATCCGTCGAGCGTCAGGTCCGCATTGTCCAGCAACGCGCGAACCCTTGCCACGATCGTCTGCACCTCCAGGTGCCCGCCTCCCTTCGACCAGGCGACCAGCGTCAGCCAGTGCTCCTCGCCCTCGTCCGTCGATGTCGAAAGGTTGCGGCTCTCGACCGCCTCGATGACCACCAGTGGCATCCTTTGCCGGTCGAGCAGCCGGTCGCACACGCCGTCTACGCCGATCAGCGCCGTCAGCGCCGCGTCTTCGGAAAGCCGCTGGTGGATCGCCTTCTGCAGGGTTGAGGCAGCGCTCCTCATTCCGTCTCCTCACACTCGCAGACAAGGTAGCGCGCCGTCTCGTCCGGATCTCGGAAGGTCCTGATCTCGAAGACGCGCGCGCCCTTGCGCAATCGCATGCCGCTCCGCAGGTCGGAGCGATGGCGCAACCAGATCCGGTGCGTCACCGTCATCGCCTGCGCGCCGGCAGCCAAAACTCTGTCCGCGGTAGCCGGCTCGATCCGCGCCCAGACGGCAGCCGTTGCCGCATGGGTCCGGATCACGCCGCCTTGGCCGTCCGCAACCTCGACCGCCTGCTCGACGGTCAGTAGCGCCGAGAAGGCGCCGGGATCGATCACCGGTCGCTTCATCACAGCCTCCGCATCCGGAACGGCGCGACCAGCCGGTCGTAACCGGCGGGCACGCCCCCCGGCTGATCGTCGGCAGACATCACCCCGCGCAGTTCGTACATCGCCGCCACGTGGATCATCAGCGCCCGCTTCAGTGTGTCCGGCACGTCCGTTCCCGCCTCGCCGAAGCCGGCGGTGAAGTCGATCTCGATCCCGTTCAGCGCCCTCCCCGGCGCCGGCAAGGCCGACATGAGAAGCCGCGCCGGCCTTGCATTACCATCGAGCACCGCACCTATGAGACCGACTTCAAGCGGCGCGCCAACATCGTCGTATACGGTAACGCTTTCAATCGCTTGCACCGGCCCTCTGGCAATCTGAATCACCCGTTCTTCCGGCCAGTCGTCGAGGTAGAGGCGAAACGGGCGGGCGATCAGCGCCAGCCCCGTCTCGCGTTCCAGGTGGTCCCGCGCGGTGCGGATCAGCGATCCGAGAAGTTCATCCTCGGCACTTCCGTCCAGGCGCAGATGCGCCTTCACCTCGGCAAGCGTGATCGGCTCCGCCCCCGGCGGCATCAGTTCGACAATGGTCATGGCAGGTCTCTCAATTGAGGAGAAAGGGCAATCTCAAACCCAACACGCGGGCCAGGCGGCCGCGAAAATAGCGGGCGGATGCGGCGGGAGGAAACCGCACCCGCTCTCGCCCCGGCGGCGGGAAACCGGCCGCTGGCGCGAAACGGCAAAACACACAAACGGTCATTCCGGTTGTTGTCGCTTATGCCGAGCGTCGCCCCTCACCCTGGCCCTCTCCCCGCAGGCGGGAAGAGGGGACGCTTGCCGTCGCGGCAGCACCCCTTCGCCCCGCTTGCGGGGAGAAGGGGCCGGCAGGCGGAAGAGGGGCGGAACCGCCATGACAACGCGCATGAGACCGCTACTGGAGACGGTCGGGTATAGGCGGGCCGACCAAAAGCCGGCTCGGCAGGCTCGAGGCCTGTCTCAGACGTCGCCTCCGCCTTCCGCGCGCGCCGCGATCAACTCGCGGCGAACTTCACCAGCTTGATCGCCTCGAAGTTCTGCACCCCGCCGCCGACGCGCTTGGTCGTGTAGAACAGCACGTAGGGCTTGGCCGAATAGGGGTCGCGCAACACCCGCACGCCGGTGCGGTCGACGACCAGGTAGCCGGCGCGGAAGTCGCCGAAGGCGATCGAGACGCTGTTGGCGGCGACATCCGGCATGTCCTCGGCCTCGACCAGCGGGAAGCCCATCAGCGAGGCCTGCTGGCCGGATCCGGCCGGCGGGCGCCAGAGGTAGTTGCCGTCCGCATCCTTGAACTTCCGGATCTCGCCCTGCACCTTGCGGTTCATCACGAACGAGGCGTTCTGGCGGTGGCCCGCCTTCAGCGCATAGATCGTGTCGATCAGCGTGTCGGAGGGCCCCGCCGCCTTGAAGGCGCCGGCATTGCCGGTGGCGATGTAGCCGATATTGCCCCAGCTCCAGGCATTGTCGGCAACGTTTGTGTAGCTGAGGAAACCCTTCGGCTTGTTGACGCCGTCGCCGGAGACGAAGGCGGTGCCCTCCTGCTCGGCGAAGACGATGTCCACCTCCGAGGCGATCCAGCTTTCGACGTCGACCGCCGCGTCGTCGAGCAGCGCCGCCGTCGCCGCGGGCATCGCATAGAGCTCCATCGTCGGGAAGGACAGCTCGGCGAGCTGCACCGTGCCGGTCTGCGGTCGCGCGGCGGTCTCGGCCACCCAGCCGGATGCCATGCCGCTTGTCGCGAACGGCTTCTTCAGCACCGCCGCAGACACCTGCCGCACGGTCGCCAGCGCGCGGATCGGTGACGCGGCCGACAGCCGGCGGCCGATTTCCGTGTCGGTCTCCGTCGGCACCAGATAGCCGCCGTCGGCAGCCGATCCCACCGACATCGCCTTGCCCTCGAGCTCGCGCAGCGCCGTCTCGTCGCCGCGGCGGATATAGGCGGAGAACGCCTGCTTGTGCTCGGCGGCCTCGATGCTGTCGCTCCCGCGCGACAAGGCCGGGCGCGCCTTCTTCAGCGCCAGGTGGTCGAGCGCGCGCTTGTGCTCGTCCATCGCCTTGTTGATGCGCTCCAGCTTGTCGCGGGTGACGACGTCGGCCGTCAGTTTCTGCTCGATCTCGCCGAGCCGGCGGTCGTTTGTATCCTTGAAGGCCTCAAACGCCTCCATGAAGTCGTCGAAGGCGGCCGTCATCGTCTCCGGCGCCACCTTGATTTCGGGCGCGGTGGTCAGTTTCTCCATATCCATCTTCCTTGGCTTGCTAGAGTTTCAACATCCGCGCCGCCCGCCGCATCGTGCGGACCAGCTCGGTTTCGCGATCGCGGAACCACCGCGCATGCTTCACGTTCGAGACCCGTGCCGACGGCAGCATCGGAAAGGTCACGATCGAGATTTCCCAGAGATCGGCTTCGAGGATGCGGCGCACCCCGGTCGAGCGGTCCGTCTTCGAACGGACCGTCTGGAAGCCGATCGAAAGCCCGTCGAGCGCGCCCGACTTCATCAGCTGGTGCACCTCGCGCGCCCGCGCCACGCCGGGCGACAACACGCCCTCGACATAGAGCCCGCGCCCATCCTCGCGGATCGTCCGCCAGCGCCCGAGCGGCTCGGCCGGATCGTGCTGGAACAGCATGCGCACGCCCGCCGGTCCGCGCCGCTCGAGCGACTTCGCAAAGGCGCCGGGCTGGATTGCGTCCTTGCCGAGGTCAACCTCGTCGAACAGGCTCGCATAGCCCGAAAAGACCCCGTCGCCGGTCACCCCGGAAAGCGTCAGGTCCGCATATTTCTTCGTCCGCCAGACCGGCAGCCTGTCAGTGGTCATGGGTGTCTCCGATCTTGGAACGAATTTTGACTTTGGTCGGCAAGCCTGGCCGTCGTCCGACAGCTTTGCCTCGCTCGGTGGCTCTTTGCCCCTCGACCTGGCCCTCTCCCGAGAGCGGGGAGAGGGGACCAGGCCGCGGCAAGCCGCCGACCCCTGAGAGAACTAAAGCATCGCGGCACTCTTCCTTCTCCCCGTCTGCGGGGAGAAGGTGCCGGCAGGCGGATGAGGGGCAGACATTGCCTACTGCCGCATCCTTTCCGCCGCGCGCATCAGCACGCCAAGCCCCCACCAGGCCGTCAGGCTGGCGGCGGCGGAGCCGGCCAGCGTCACCTCATGGCGCGAGAGGAAGGCGGCGATGTCGAGCTTGGTGGCGATCCACACTCCGGTCGGCCCGCCGAAAATCATTCCGCAGGCGAGCCCGGTGAAGAAGCGCGAGGCCGCCTCGCGGCGCCCCTGCGGCAGCATGTAGACGAGCGACACGGCCGCCCCTGCAACCGAGCCGACCCATCGCGCCGCCCAAAGCGGCGCGTCGTTTCCGAAGTCAGCCATTTATTAAGCCTTTCAGATTATTCTGAAATTCGGCAGAAAGCGGCAGCAGGTGTCCCGCCGTCATGGCGGCCGGACGGCTCGCCCTGCGTCAGCCTGGAAATGCTGAGTCGTTTGAATCCCTTGCCTGCGTCTCTTCAGGAATCGATCCAGCAGCTGCACGGGGCGATTCAACTGCCGCCGAAATCGATTCAGCGCTCAACCCCATGCGATTGTTTTCGCGCGCAAATTCATCCTTGATGGCGCCGATTATTACGCGGATCGAGCGAAAAGACCGCTCGTGACGAAAGCCCTTGGCTTTTTGTGGATCACCGAAAACGTCTGGCAATGTACGAGCAAGCGCTTCACGACTTTCAATGATTTCGTGTTCTCGCTTGTTCTTCAAATATGCCTCGTTCTGACGAGCGATCTCAACCTGAGCATCGTAAACCGCCTTTACAGCGTGTTCACGATCGGATTGTTTTTCCTGCCATGCTGCTTTGTCCTTGTCCCATTTGAATTTCTTCATTTGGGCTTCGTATGGGTCATTAGCCCATTCTGTTTCCCAATCCGGCTCTTGGCCGAAACTGTTCATTTCAAAGACTTGTGCAACGTGAGCAGCAAGGTCATTCAACACCTGCGCAGATTGCGCACGAATTTGATGATAATCGACCTCTTGCACGATCCACTTTTTGCGGTGTGCTCCGAGTTCTTGCATCTTCTTCGTGTAGTCGGACTGTCTCAGATATCCCTTCTGTGCTTCCTCGCGTGAAACTCCTTGGCCATCGATTTCGAACAGAATTTCGTTTGGATCGCGTGCAGTTGGTTCTTCAACTTCGTCCGTTTCGCCTTCGGATTCAACTTGCTCGACTTCTTCGGAATCCGTTTCCGGTTGTTCCGTGTCGTTTTCGACTTCATCCTCAAGGGTGTTTGAAACCTCATCGGTTTCGTTGTCAGCATCTACTGTTTCGGTTGTTCCATCGGAGTCCAAAAGTTTTTCGATGTGTGTGGCCGCTTCATCGACCGAGTAACCAGTTCCCTCGACGGGAGTGTTGGTCAAATCCATGAGTATACCTCATTGTTGTTATTATTATCCGTATTTACAGATTTTTACGGAATTTATTGAGTTATGCGTCTTCCTGCTGTTGCGACGAGTTAACCTCAAATTCCCCGGCTTCAACGTACTTCTGCAAGCGAGACACAAACAGGTCACATGCGTACATGATCTTATGTAGGTCTTCGCGCTGCTCCGAATCCGCAACATTGGTTTTACGGAATTGATCGAAGAGTTCCTTGCGGACCTCCTCAATCGTCGCTTTAAATTCCGGCATGTCGAGCACGCGCTTTGCATTTTGGCCGCGTGCAATAATCTCCTGATTCATCGGTTGCTCCTTACTGCTGTGGAGGCATCATAGGGGCCTGCGGAGGAATCGCTGGCTGCTGTTGTGCTGCCTGCGCTAGTGCTGCTTGCTCCTGCTGTACTTGCGCTTCCTGTGCGTCCTGCTGCTGCATGGCCGTTTTGATCTGCGCGTGTGCATCTTGTGCGGCGATGGCAAAATCCACGTCGCTGCGCTCGCGTGCCTGCTCCTGTTGGATACGGGCAATATCGACCTGGGCCTGATACTTGGCCTCGATCTCGGCGCGCTTGAGTTCGAAATCCTGAACCATCTGGTCGCGCTTGAAGTCGTTCTCTACGCGCAACTTGTTCCACTCGAATTCGTACTGGCGTTGCTTCGCTTCCGCGTCCAACTGCGCCTTGATCCGCATTTCCTCGATGAGAGCCGCATTAGGGTCCGGGTCTGGCTGCGGAGGCGGTGGCGGTGGCAATGTCGATGGATCGACAAAGAACGCGCTGGCGTTCTTGAAACCGGCGTTCTCTGCGATCTTAGTCGCCGTGGTGTAAATGGTCTGCGGGTTCGCAATTCCCATCTGCTGGAACTCCGTCTGGAGGCCGAGTACCGCTTGGAGATTGGCCGCATTGCCGATCTTGTCGGTTACGCCGAACGCAACGTTCGCGGTCACGTCCATATCTGCATCCCATTCGTCGATGCGGATTGGCGCATAATTGCCGGTCAGGCGACGAATGAAGATTTCGGCCTCTTCCGGGTGGTTCACGAAGAGATCAACGATGATGCGGAACAGGTAGCGATAGCCGGTGTCCGCAAACTCGCGGCACACTTGCTCAACAAGCATTTGCTGGCTGCTTGCACGCTGCGCGTTTGCGGTCGCCGTTGTGTTCTGCAAGTCCGACGCATTCACGGACGCCAACGAACCACCAACACCAGTGGTGTAGTCGAGTTCCATTTTCAGGTTGTCGATGATCGGCTGTGCCTGCATCGCCGTAAACGGCTGCTGAATGAACGAGATGCCGCCGGTCGGGTCTTCACTACGAATGACTTTACCCGGATAGAGGTTCAGCAAGTCGTCAGGGCGGGTCACATCGGGATTAACGACAGTGATCGGATTGACCACCTTGTTTAGGTTGTCGTGCTGCGCTCGCGTGATCTGCGAAACCAAACGCTGTGTCGGGCCAACACGATCAACCATGCCCTGACCAAACAGAGTGTTCGGGATCGGGAACGGGACAAAGGCCGCATACGGATAGAACTTGCTGACTTCCTCACGATGGAGCAGCACAGGCTTGTTTTCTAGGTCGCCAGCAAGCACGAGGCGATAATGACGACGCTTGTTGTCGTTGATAGCCATGCGCGTGTAAATCTCGTACACGAGCACTTCATCTTCGACCTCTCCAACACCATCGTCGTAATCGGTTTCCTTGGAGCGCTGCAAAGCCATTCCATCCGGGTCGGCTTGTGCCGATGGAACCGCAGCAACCTTCTTCTCGTCAAAGCCCATATCGAGAAGTTCGGATCGACCAATGACGCGCTTGTGACCCTGCAACTTGGCGCGGATACCGCCTGTCTGCTGGTCAAACTGCGCATCCTTAGAGACGATGAAATCTTCCGGTGCTAGGTTCTGGATATTCAGTTGGATGTTTTCACGGACACGACGAATCTTGATATCGCGCACCTTCGGCTGCATCTGCTGCGCCATTGCTGCTAATTCGTCGGGAATGCCCGGCATTGGTTGCGCAGGAGCATCATATGGCTCACCGCGCTCTTCGATGATGATCTTTCCGGCTTCTTCCTGTGCAACGAGTTCAACCAACTGCTGATCGTTGAGACCCTTGAGGATTTCCGCCTTTAGTTCTTCTTTGTCTTTGCGGAACTCGACCATCGTAACACCGAGGCCAGTGAGAAAGCCGTTCTTTACCCACGGTGACAACATCGCAACGTGTGAGTTCTTTGAACGCACAACGAAGTTGCAAACGTCTGTCATTTGATCCGCAATTGGCTGATCGTTCGGTTCATTTGGGCAGAAACTGACAACCTGTTGCTGATTGTCGAATACGCGGATCAATTGCGCTGTTGCCCAATCCGTGCGTTCCTGTACGTCAGCGCTGATCCACTTGGATTTGCCATCACCCTTTTTGTCAGTTGGGAATGGCTCCCTCATGTAGAGTTTAAGGGCTTCTTCCTGCTTGTTTGCGATGTTTGTAACGGAGACGCCAACGGCTTCTTGAACCATCTTGGCAATGCTATTGACCAGCGTGTCCTCATCAACTTTTTTGATTTTGTTGAATTTCGCCATGGGGCCTTTCGCGACGGTTTTCCCGTCGTTCTCATTCTTATTGTTATTGTTCGTATTTACTGATTGGACGCATTTTTCGCGTCACTCGTACTGCGATAGGTCAACTGATGGGCGCATGTAGCGATCCAAGTTGAACTGACTTGCATATCGAGTTGGTGAGATCGCAAATGTCAGACACAACGCATCAGCGAAGTCAGGCGAATTGCCCTTCAATCGCTTCCTGATGTTGTCTTTCTTCTCGACTTTTATCTTGCCGTTTTCGCTGTCGTAAGTCGGAGTAACCAACTCTTTGATCAGGTCATCGTGCTTGGGAATGCAAACACCGCCATTAATGAACCACTCCCGGCATTCCCACCAAATCTGGTCGCGCAAGCGACTGTAGAGGTCAGGCTTACGTGTTGGCGAGTTCTGCACCATGATCTTTTTCGCGGGCAGCCCCATGTAGGCCAGGTTGACGTAAGCACCGTTACCGACGCCGTTAGCGTCAACGCAGATCGCCTTGGGTCGCAGTTTCGGAGGGGTTGCCTCGTACTCGTCGCGAACCTTCATCGCCAACTGCATGAGGTCTGTGCCGTTGAACTTGGAAATGCCGATAATCTTGTTGTCGTGGCGCTTTACGAGAACGCTACGGTCGCCACCATCGGCAGGGTCCAAGCCCCAAATGACCGGATAGGAAGCAGCAGGAACAACGTCCTCTTGGTCTACGGCGGCTTCTACTGCCCAACGCGGGATAAGGCCGTCTGTGTCGTTGTCTGGGAACTCGCCCTCAACCATGATCCGGTAGAGACGAGTATCGCGACCACCATAGAGCAGCGCCTTCGCCTCAAGGTCATCCGCCGTGACATGCGGTGCATCGGTCATGCGACCATGTACCTTTGTCCAAATCTTCTCGATTGGCCCGTTCCATGTTTCCCAAAAGAAGCCGTTTGTGCTCGATGGGTTGGAGATCAGGCAGAGTTTGCCGTTTGGGTCAGTGAGGACGTTTTCAAGCGCGTCCGTGAAGACCTCATCGGGAACACCAGTCGCCTCGTCCACAAAGACGAAGTTGTTGATCTGGTGGATACCGCGTGCTGCTGCAATGTTGTCCTTGCTGGCAAGCGCGTAAGTGGCAAAGCAGCCTGCGGAGTTCGTGTTACGCGCAATTTTGGTTGCTGTTAGCGTCCACCAATCCCGAAAGGTCTTGTCCATCTTCCCATAGAGAAGTTCCAGTTCCTTCCAGATACCACGCTGCAACTGGCCTTCGTTCGGGCCGAATATCGTTACCTGCACATCGTCATGTGTGAACAGCGACCACCAAACGAGGATCGCAAGCGCGTGGGTTTTACCGAAACCAACGCCACCTTTGAACGTGATGCGTTTGTGGTCTTGGAATGCTTTGACGAACTCGACCTGTTTTGCGCGAAGTGTCGAGCCAAATACGGTCAGTGCGAATAACGGAATGTCGTGATGAAAATCATTGAGAAGCGCAATAATCTCTTGTTCTTGCTGCTGCTTCTCCTGCTTTGAAATGCTCATGCGTATACAACCGGCTATTGAATCCGGTGGTATTTACATGCGGGTGCTACTTTGGAGGCTCAAATGAAAAGGCCCCGGAAACGGGGCCTTTTGTTATGCTGCTTTGGGCTTGCGACCGCGCTTTGGTTTAGTCGCTTCCGCCTCTTTCGGCTTCTTCGCTGCGCGAATTGCCTCCTGAAATTCCTTGTCGGAATCGGCTAGTTCAAGTGCGCCCTCTAATAGTGCGCGAGCCTCATCGAGATTGTCGACTTGCCAGAACTTGGCACCATCGAGTTCCAACGGCGTTTTGCCCAACTGGAGACGATATCCGCCGTCGTAGGCTTTGAACCAGTTGGTCTGCGCGATCTTGGTCAGCGGGTCTTTTTGGAGTTCTTCAACCTTCTTGATCTGTGTGCGAACCGAGTTCTTGAACAGCGTGATTGGATCGCGCTCGCCCTGCACTGGTTCTCTTGCCTTCTTGGCTGAGAACATTGCGCGAATGTCCATGCTCATTGGTGTGTCTCCGTTTCAAATCGACGTGCTTCTAGGCGGATACGCTTAAATAACAGGTAAACACCAACATAGGCGGAAACAATGAGAGTTCAATACGAAATCGCTAATGGACATCGTCGCGGTGAGAATGGCTTGCTCGAATATCTCAAGAGCAATCCCGGCACACCAAAGAGCGAAGCAATTGCAGCGTGGGTCGATGCAAAATTCGGCACATTCATTCGCACGACCATCAGCGAGGATTTCACAATCACGAGCGCAGACGAAAATCGTTTCATCGTGAATTTCACATACGAGAGTGACGCAAACGACTTTATCAAGCAGTTGGGCGGCCACCGATTGGAGGAGTAATGGCGAAACGCCCAATGACAGATGCGCAATTGGCTAACCTGAAAAAGAACCAGTTCACCAAGGGCAAGAGCGGAAACGTTAAAGGCCGTCCACCAATCCCGGAGGAGTTGAAGGCGTCGATTGCCTACCTGACGCCGAAAGCCATCGAGACGGTCGAAGAAATCATGCTGCACGGCAAGAACGAGATGGCTCGATTGAAGGCAGCGGAATTGTTCATCGCAACACACGTTAGCAAAGCCGCGCAGAAGGTCGATGTCTCCGGGGAGGTTCAGCACACGTTTACGAGCGACCTGCTGGCGAAGGCTGCACGAGCACGCGAAATCATCGAGGGGCAAGTGATCGAGGTCAGGCCTCTCCCTGCCCCCGATCCAGACGACGGGAAAGACGATGGACAGTAGGTGCTTCACTTTGAGTGAAACCCCAATATTTTCAGCATTTTAGAGCCCACCAATATATTAAGGGGTCTTTGAGGATAACAGGCGTTAATGGTTGCCTTGTTTGTGCCTCTGGCTAGAACGGAATTGTCTCGCTGAGGGATCAGCCGGACTGTTCTTTGAAACTGTTATTTGCGTGCGGATAGCCTCCTTTCGGGGAGGACTTCTGAAGACTTCGCCACTTCGAGTATGCCCGTGGCAGGGCAAGGGCTTGCGCCTCTCTGGTGGTCTAACTCGTTGCTCTAGCGGGTTTAATACGCTGCGGACGTATTCATGATCATTCGTCACTCCTTTGTGACACGCCCGATCATGGGGAAAAACAGCGGAAGCAAAGGAGCACGCTATGACTCTTGAAATGAACGAAACTACCTCTACCGAATCCGCAGTCTGCATTAGCGCGAGTGAGGTTCAAACCAATCTCGGAGCGGGGCCTGTACCGGGCCGTCGTGAGGCAGATGCCCTCTTGAAGAAGGCAAAGGATGCTGTGTCATCCTTGAAGACGGCAGAAGCGCGCGGACGCAAAGCGTTGGCCGCGATGGTCGCCACCTTCGTTGAGATGGGCGAAGCCTACATCACTAATGCGGAAGTCACTACCATCCTCGATGCCAAGTGCAGAATACATGGCATCGAACCGGTAAAACTCACCGGCACGGAAGATGGGGGCAAAAAGTCTCCGAATATCTTCCTTCCGCTGGTTCGGTTGATTGATGGTGATTGGGAACAGACTATCAAGAATGGTAAGGCTGTGACCAAGCCAGACGGCACGCCGAAAACGAAGTGGGTTCCTAACCGCTCGTTTGAGAAGTATGCGAGTGTTATTCGCTTCTTCATTCACAATCAGATCGGTCACGAAATGGTGGCTGAATATCTGGTGGGCGAAGAGCCGATCGTGCTGATTGACGGTAAAACGGAGGTCGCACCCACAATCACCGAAATTGTGAAGGCTGACACTGCACAGCAGAATTCCGATGGTCGCGAACGCACAGTTTGGACCGTCGAGGCGAAGGCTAGTGCGGCAGCACTCCAGCCGCTTTTCACTATCCCGTATACGGAGACGTTGAAAGCGGCCTTCACTTTGAGTGAAGACAACTACGGGTCAGCCATTATCCGCCTGGGGCCGAATGGTTTGGAAATCCTCGGTGATACGGGGATGAAGAACAATGGCCTTCTCGGAGTGGTCAAGCGCCAGACGCCGAACATGGCTAGCGCCTTCAAAAAGGCAATAGCCCTGTTGGGAAAGGGGCAGGCCAATGACTGATACGGTTAGAGGTAACAAGAGGGGCGGAGCAATCCGCCCCTTCTTCGTCTGGAGGACTGCATGAGCAAGTTTAATGATTCAATTCGTGAACGCTTGCGATTGCAGCGACTTAATGGCCTTCGTGACCGGCTAATGCGTGGCAGTCCAGATCCGATATATCCTGAAGAGTTCAAAGCCGTGTTTACGGACATGGATTTCCTCATGATTGACAGGATGTGGGAGGACTACAAATACCGGTCGCACTATCTGCAGAAGGCTCATGAGTTGGCACCAGATCACGTGAAGGCAGTCACCACTGAAAGCATGAGAACGGCACACAGCCTGAGCGAACTCCATTTGCAATGGCGCAAAGTCTTTGCCGATCTCAAGATGGATGACAGTGAACGCCGACTGACACTCTCACGAATTTGCGAGAGTCACGAAGGGGCTATGCGAGCCATTCCTACGATCAAGGAAGCACTTGCAACGCTCTCTGAACATGATCTGCGCTTTATCCAGCGACCTGTCGAACTACCGGAAGTCCCGTTGGACGAAACAATGTCCAAACACAGGGCTTTCACGGATCACGAACTTAGTCGTCGCTACGACTGGTTTTATCGTTGGCGCGACAAATTCGCGGTGAATGGTTTGCCATCTGAATCGATGGCTCTCAAATATCTGTTCCTATGGCAGTTAGAGAGTCACTTGGCCTTGCCCGAAAGGACAGGCCAGGACGATATGGGATGGTATCCCGCGTGTAGTTTCGGCGCGTAAAACAAAAGCCCCGGTTCGCCGGGGCTTTTTTATGGCGTTCACTCAAAGTGAAGTTTTCGGCGCTACGCAGGATGCACGATCACAGCGGCGAACTCAATTTCAAGGATTCTACGATGGTTATTGCCAATCATTACGATGATATGGTTTCGCTGTACAAGTGGGTGCTAGAGAACAAGGATCACGCTCACGAGTACCACGCACTTCAGTGGGAAATCTCCTTCGATATCGGTGACGACCTGTTTTTCAGCCGCCTGACCCACCTCAAAGAGGGAACGAGGGATGATTATGGCAAGAACACCAATGGTGATGAGCGCTCGATTGAGGCAGCAGAGTTTTGGACTGCGCTAAAGACCTTCGTCGATGCCCACGGATATGCGCTGGCCTACGATTACGACTTCAACGACCAACCGAAGGCTGAATACGTCGCGGGGATCAAGGAAGAGAACACGTTGTATTTCTCAGCAGCGGAGCGGTTCTACGAAAGCGATGAAATGAGGCGTGTGAACATGCGTTTCAGGTGCTTTTCAGAAAGACGTACCGCGCTTGCGTGGGTGATGGCCTTGGACGATCCCGAAGTGTTTGCGCAAGAGCATCGGCCACTTGGACCGCGTTTCCATATGTGGAGCGCCGATCCCAATCACGACTGACTGAGTGTTTTAGAAATCGTATCAAATCTGCGGATGCATGTAATAGAGATTTTAAAGAACCCATAGGGGGTGGTGCCCCCTACTGCCGTGCCGTAACCGACCCCAAGGCATTTCCGCGCAGTCACAGGGACCATAGGAGCATCATCCGTAAGCCGTACGAACACCCGCAGCACATAGTGCGCACCAAGCACGAACGCATTCCTTGACTGCTTCCCGGTCTCCTGTGATGTGCAGTCATCCGTAGAGGCATCAAGGAAGCGCAGCAGTATCCGAGTGCAGCAACGCGCACGGCATACCCGCCCCGCTAGCGGACGGGACTCCTGTGGACCCTGTGTGCGCTTCCCCATTGCAGCGCAGCAGCACGCGCAAGCCACAGCCAGGCGAAACGTTACAGGTCACGAAAAAGCCCAGCCGTTTCCGACTGGGCCATCCGATTGCTTGCGCAAGCAATCGTTGCGTTTACTTCTTCGCTGCTTTGCCCTTTGCGCGGCCAGCCTTCAAACGCTCGCTGCGCTCCATGCTGTGCAGGGCGATCACGTCTTGCAGCGCCTTGTCCGCTTTGATGGCGTCCTTTGCCGCGCCAAGCAGTTCGACCACTGCATCGAGGTCATTGGCCCGAAACAACTTGCTACCCGCAATCTCGAAAGCGTTGCGGCCAACACGAACGATGTAGTGTGCACCGTCCTTCTTGAACCAGAGCGACCGCGTGTTGATGTCCTTGCCGTCCTTGACCTGCTTGGCAAAAGCAATCTGCGTGTCGATCTTGCTGTAGAAGATTTCCAGCGGATTACGACCACCAACGTTGCCGGTCGTTGCGCTTGCCTTGAGCAGTTCCAGTGCGTTCGTCATTTGTAGTTCCTTTCGATCTAAGCAGTGCGTTACTGCCCTGCTGCCATTCCCTCCAATTGCCTTTGATCGAATAGGGCGAGCACTCATTTCCTATTTTGTGAATTCTTTTTCCTCGATACGACGGAGTAAGCGCACTACTTGTCCTGCTCCCCATTCCGCTCCACGTGGCGTTCGTATACCGCGTTCGTTCAATGCTGCTGCAATTGCTGCTGGCGTATCTATGCCGCTTTGTGTGATCGTCTGGACGTGCGTATGAATGCTTTGTGCGAACATGTTAGCACGTTCGATTTTCGCAGTGTTCGTTCCCCACTTAACGCCCTGCGCTATCTTCGCTTGGATTGCAGCCTTAGTCCGTTCTGATATGAAATCACGTTCCTGTTCCGCTACAGCACCCATTATGTGGAGCGTGAATTTGTTCGCGTGCGGAAGATCACAGGCGATAAACGGCACACCTTCTTTGATGAAGCCCGTTAGGAAATGCAGATCACGCGAAAGCCGGTCCAACTTGGCAATGACTAACGTGGCATTGTTCGCCTTTGCGAATTCCAAAGCCGCTTGCAATTGGGGCCTGTCATTGCGCTTACCGGATTCGATCTCTGTGAACTCGGCAATCACTGACCCATTGCGGGTGTTCTTCTCGACCTCAACACGCTGCGCTTCAAGCCCTAGACCGGACTTACCCTGCATCTGTGTGGAAACGCGATAATAAGCGACGTAGTTTGTCTGCACAGCAACATTCCTCTGACACGTTAGGAGCGTTGTTTGTCTGTTTCCAAAAAACTTTTAGGGCGAGCGCAAAGATAGGCTTGCCCTTTGATCCTACCTGTTGCAGCGCGTGGAATTCTTTTGAAAAGAGCGGTTGCCCTTTGATCGGCATGGTGCAGAATGCTCTGCCCTGCGGATTTCCTGCGGATACGCGACTGTTAGCGCGTGTCTGGTGTTGATTATGTGAAGTCTGAAATATTCCGTTGATATCTCGTTGATCCGCCCTATCCGTCCGCATACGGCTTATCGCTTATGAACATAAATGGCCAGAACTTCTCATTTCGTACATCTGGATAAAATTGCTCATCCAACCAGAGTGAAAACTTATTTCGGCCGCTGATAATCTCATCATTCTCCTTACTTTTCACCATAACAAGATTACCATACCCATCATCATCCATCATGATAGGGTTTTCATCCCGATACTGCTGGAAGTTTACCACCTCATTAGCCATATCATTGAGCCAATCCTCTATTGACTTATCGAAAACAAAAGCCGCCTCTTGTGCTAGGTTTACAAGTCTCCAATAACCTTCATCGCCCCACGCATCTCCGCTGTACTCTTCGCCAATGTCAATGAACTTTTGGTAGATTATTATCCGCTTGTCGTAGAGGCTAAGGCGGTATGCTTTTATCGCGTTCTCAACGCTCTGCTGGTGCTGCGTTCGCAAGAGCGCGTTCTGGCTATTGATCGTCTTCAACTGCTCATCAACTACGCGCTGATTTTCCGCAAATTGCTCCTGCGTCAATCTCGATTGCTCGCGGGCTTCCTCTAGTTCCTGCCTTTGTGTCATAACAGCCGCGACTAGCCAGATCACCGCTATTGGAGCGAACATTCCAGCCGTGAAGTCACCTATCGCGTTTAGTGATGTGGGATTGCTCGTAATGAAGGTCGCGACATGCCCCAAACCCAGAAGCCATACCGACGCAAGCCCGTAAGCCGCCGTGACCGCTAGGGCGATCCATAGCCAGTTGATATTTTTCTTTTTTGCCATCTCCGCCCCTCGCGATCCAACCGTTGCTAGATCAAACATCTGTGGACTACAAGCCGCGCGTCAATAGCCGCAGGGCTATTGAAAGGTGGCGATCCGATTGCATTAAGTGCAACCTCTGGTACAAGCACTTGGAAACAACGCTTTAGGCCTTACCTCATGGATGACAACAACGATCTCTTTGCAGCCATATCTTCAACATCAAACGCGAAGCATTTCCCCAAGACCTTGTCCCATTACACGAGTCTCGATGGCTTCCTTGGCATCATTAGAGAATCGCGAATCCGAGCCTCCAATATCCTTTTCCTCAACGACAAAGAGGAAATGCAGTACGGGATCAACGTTGCCAGAGACGTGATCAATGAACTCGTGGAACAAGAACCGAGCGCCGCAGCACTAAAACCAACTGGACGGTCACCCCGCCCCAACGTCATTCCCGACACCTACGCGTGCTGTTTCTGCGAGGAAGCAGACATGCTTAGTCAGTGGCGAGGTTACGGCTCAGCCAGCCAGAGTGTCTCAATTCAGTTCGACGGTCCTCTGTTAGCGAAAGTGGCGCGCGCTCTGCAATTCGATCTCGAGGCAGTCATCTACGGGAAGAAGCGTGCAATGGAACTCCTTCGCGAAACCCTAAATGACGAAGTCACAACCGCCACGATTATCCGCTCACTCTTGAAAGATGACGGCTACAATGTTGATGATTACCGGCGTTCGGTTACCTTGGACCTATCACCGCGGTTCAAGAATGATGCGTTCGCAGAAGAGAGAGAGTGGCGCATAATTGCAAAGGCACATGTCGTGAAGCAGGTCGAGTATCGAACTCGCGACAATGTAATCATGCCCTACGTGAACATTAGTAACCCAACAGTCGGCTTGCCAATCACTCGCGTGACAATTGGCCCAGGAAAAGACACCGCACTTACCCGCAAAAGCGTAGAAAAGTTCCTGTCTCAGACGCAATTTTATTCACACGTGAAGGCTGTGGAGTCGTCCATTCCGTTCCGTACTTAGACGGCGCCGCATTCACCCCACAAACTGTAATTTGAACAGCATGGCCTCTTTGGCATCTTCAAACAGGTAAAAATGGAAATCCGTGCAAGGGAGCGTCCAAGCGATTACCCTGTGCTTTGCGTTGGCATCGATCCAATCGATTGTCTCATACGTGGCTAGGCGGGGATAAACCAAATAGGTGCCGTGGCTCGTGAAGTGACCACCTGGAATTCCCAGCGCTAGTGTCGTGCTGGTTCCTGCGCTTGCTCGATACTCTGGGTGATTGCGGGCTTGGTCATACTCGGCTGCTGTATCATCACGCACGAATGTCCATGTGAATCCGTTTCCCGTAAATGGTGCGAGGTATTCCGGCTCGATCACATTGCCGATTGTGTCGAACAATTCGGTCTCATTATCCGCTAGAACCGTATGGCCGTTGATCTGGCAGTTATAGACGTTGCCTTGGTGATACAGGCTGACTTGGCCCTTAACTGTGACGCTGCTCATTGTGTTACTCCTTGAGATTGTTGCTCAAGGATATTTATGTAACCAGCCTCCCCGCTTAGTCCTTCGGCTTGTCGTCCTGCTTAATCAGGTCCAGTAGGTCTTTTGGTGTGGCATCCTTAGGCAGTTTCGGGTTCGCTGCCCACTTGTGGCCCAACTTAACTGCGCCTTCTGCGATGGACATTCCGATCAATCCAATGCCGAATGCCAATCCGTTAGTGGCTGCAATTCCGAAATATGCCACAGCGACTGGCGTCAAATAAGTTGCGCATAGTGCACCAACGATCACACTCGAAATGAGTTCCCATGTGAGTTTCTTGCCCTGCACTACTGCACGGACAAATGCACCGGCTAACCCTGCAAACAAGTGTGATGGGTCAATACCGATGCTGACGAGGAATGCGGAGAGTGCTTTGAAGAACGCGAGGATGGATTCAATCATGATGGGTTCTGCCTTTGTATTTGAACCCATCTGATACGAGTTCTGCTAGATTATTTACCCATATTGTGCTGTTTGAAGCGTCGTTTGAAACGAAGAAAGCCCGAGTGTGAAGACCGGGGCTTTCGGAGTAAGGAGCATACTATGAGCGGCTTTTTGTCCGCATTTCTATTTATCGTTTGACTTTCAATTGGAATTCCAACTGGCAAAGTCTTCTCCGGTGAGCATCCAAGCGTTGATCAACGTTGGTTTCTTTTTGTCGATTCTTTTCTATCTCGTGTATGAGTATCACCAACTGATTGCGCTCACGCTCCAGTTTGTATCGCATTCCATCCTCTTAGTCGTCCTGTTACCTAATCGACCTATTGCCGTTGATTAATCAGGACAACCTTTGTTCACTTCTTGTAGAGCGCCATTTCCGCAGCACGCCGATTGACGAGTCCCTGTAGCCGTTTGCCTCCTGCGTTCACCCATTGCATCCAACTGGCCTCGATCTGTGCAACCGGCGCTTTCGCATTGATGCGCTTGAGCAGTGTGGACTTGCCTAGATTGCCTTCGCCCAAATTGAAGGTCCAACTGACGAGCGCGGCGAACTGATTATCCGTTAGCGGGACTTTTACAAGGGAAGAAACGGCCTTCTCGAACCTTACGAGGTCCGCTCGTAGCAGCGTTTCCGCTTGTGCAGTTGTGATCTTCTTTTTGCCTACATCTGCGCGTGTGAGGCCCTTCGTGGACCCATAACCGATTGTCGGAACGTTTGCCGGACAGAGATAAGCAGTGGTGCGAAGGCCCTCAAACTGCTTGATCAGGTCCAAGCCTGCTTTATTGATTTGTCTATGTGTCGCCATCCCGTATTTACCGGATGACGCCTTGACACACTTGGGATTATGTTCCTATTTTGTTCTCATTCCGCGAATGGGAGAGAACTCATGAGACATCCGCGTGGCATCGATCTAACTGCCCCGTTTCGTCCCGCATCGTACGCGCCGCATAACCCCTCGCAGTATCACACGCTCCGGGGCCTACAGCAGTGGGAAGTGCTTGGAGCAAAGTGTGGGGCTTGCGGTCATATCGGCTGGCTCGACAAAGACGCTGTGATGCGGAAATGCGGCGACCAGTACTTGATGAACCTGCGTGGCCGTATCCGCTGCGAGTGCGGGAACAAGGACGGCAATATCGTGCTTATTGGCAACCTACCGAGATAGTCATGGCCGACTATGCGCGCTCAACGAACGGCCTTGTGTATCAGCGATCACCTGTCTGGATATTAGCGAATATCTCTCCAATCAAGTTTGCACTCGATGTATCTCCGTACCTACGCTGATCATTCACAATCCCTAGTTTCTTTAATCGAATTTCCGTAGCCTGCTTTGAAACACGAAAATATTGCGAGAGATCAAAGAGAAGTTCATTGTACGGCTGGTAATTCCAAGGCTTATCGTCCACGTAGATATAGCCAAAACCAATGTCGCGCATTTCTAGTCTTTTTCGACCAACTTCGACAGCGAGCCGGAAGACTTGATCGGGTAGGATTATCTCCGAAGCGAATAGGTTAGCCTGCAATTCTAGCCGCGTGAAATTGAAATTTTCTGCCCCCTCCACATCTACCAACAGGTCTCGCTCAATTACCGTTTCTGAGCGAAGATAATGTCCGTGCCGAAGACAGAAATGACCAATTTCATGGCCGATGGTGAAACGTTCTCGGAACTCGTTATCGTGAGAATTGATTTCAATCGAGTTCCGATCGAAATTTGCCGAACCCAAAATCAACGTACCGTCTTCATCGAAGATATTTTTTCGGCTGAACTTCAGTTCGAGGGACATCGCCGCGCATACTTCCGCGAGATCAACGTGACCGGCTTTATAGCCAATCCCTTCTAGAATCTCAGTGGCTAAAGCCCTGATGTCGTCCGTAGAAATGTACGGCACAGAAACTCCCTCACTCCCACCGGACGATTTGTCTTCCGCGCCTTGTTCAAAGCATTCCAACAACTGGCCTATGTCGCTGAAAAATTTCCCGTCAAAGTAGGCTGAGAATTTCAAAGACTTGACGCGATGTTTCTCGTCAAAAATCTGCGATTTTACGAAGGCACTTTCGACGGCGTACGGACGACGGCGATCCGCGACCACGTCCACCCCGGTCTCGTTGAACTTCACGATGCCCATTGATCTGCTTCTAGCAATGTTCTCCGCGCCTGATTGCAAGCGCGACGACACGACGAGAATGCCTTTCACGGAATGCCCGAATATTCGGCCCATCTTGTCGGAGAAATCAGTCACCCGGCTTTCAGGAATACCGGACTTGTAGTTCTTGCATTCGAAAACGACGTAGGAATGCGGCGCCTCTCTGCCCTCGCGATAAAGTTCTATCACGACATCGAACTCGACCGGTCTCCTCCTCTCCGGGCAGTCATATTTCGGCTTCTTGCGAATTATGCACCGTTCTGGCGGATATAGGTCGTAGACGAGATTTCCTCGCTCCTGCTGATTGATTAGATAGTCACAAAGTGCGTCTTCGAGACTATTGCCCTTAGCAGTGGAATTCACGACTGATCCTCGACAACAGCAACTGGGACAGGATCATCCTTCATTTTTCTAATTTCCGCTATTTCTAGGGGCCGATGCCTCGTTCTTTCAGTCGGTTCGCGAATTGCGGCTTTGCCTGTTTTTCTCCTCAAGGAACAATATCCTCTGCGCTTCCAACGCATTCACGAAGTCAGGGTTGTTTCTCATTTTCTCGCTTACGAAGTCATCAAACTCTCTTCGATCCTCCCTCGATAATGAATTAAGAAACGCGTCGTATTCATTCACGCGTTTCTTGTGCTCCGCCTCTTTGGAATAGTACCCAAGAGCGACAACGCCGATGCTTAACCCCGTAACTACTTTGATCCACGTGGGTATTGGGTCGAAATCATTGTAATGAATGACCCACACCATTATCAGAAATGCAAACCAACCACTCGCGAAGCCTATATTTGTATCTTTATCCATTGGAGTGACAGTCCCGAAGCAGGTGATAAAACGTCATTCCTATTCAATAAAAGAATTGGCCTGTAAGCGCAAACCCACAGGCCAAAGGTTAATCCACTAGCAAAGTCCCTTAAAGCGTCTTGCCGTTCGTGATATTGCGGAACTCCAATGTTCCGCATCCAGCCAATCGCTTACCTCCGCGCAATTGGTCGATGAGAACCGGCAAATGCTTCAATTGGCTCTCGCTGTAGTCCTTGCGCGGAAGCACTTTGTCCACATACAGGCCATCAACGTATTGCTGCCACGTTTGCTTGCCACCTGTTCCGCGCTTTGCGGTCGAGTAGCCCAACATGATGACTTTATCCGCTGGGTAGACATCAGCGATCATCGCCAGTTCCTCAATAAGGTGATCGAGCCAACGGCGATCACCCTTTGAGAAGTCCATGAACGGAACTGCGGTCTTGCCGAAGCGTGGCGAATAATCCACTCGCATATTGCTGCGCTGCAAATCGGCTAGTGGGTCCAAGCGCGATGGTAGCGCCTGAACCGTGATGTTTAGGTTTGTAAAAATATCGTCTAGGTTAATCGTATTCATTTCATTACTCCTTACTGAAAATGTTTGATCTTAGTGTCTGCTGTCATGGCATACGTCGCAGTTGCAATATAACTGCTGCGCCTGATCCAACCGCATTGGAGTTTGATTTTTCCAATATGCATTCGCCGCGTAGAGGGCCTTTACGGCTGCTTCAATTCGGTCAGCAGCATAATTGATTGCTTCAATTAGTTTTTCGTTGTCGCTCATTTTTGAGTTCTCCTTCTTCTTGCTCAAGTGTATTTACTATTTGAGTCACAAGAGCGCATCATATGCGTCGCTTTTAGGTCTTTTATTCGCCATTCCATCGCGGCGTCTTTTCCATCCTTCACGCATTGCGGCTCTCGCTTCTTCTGTGCGGATTCTTCCCATCTTTCCCCGACTGATCGCGTCCCTCTCCGCTTGCGTTCGTTTTCTTCCCATTAGTGAGTCACTGATCTTCTTCTTTGTCTCCTCAGTGTGGTTTGATCCCTTCTGGAACATTTTTCTCCTTTGCTGCTCGATATGCGGCCCAACGAGCCTTTGCGGCTTCGCTCTTGGCGGCTTTGGTTACTTCTTTGTCTTTTGTGCCCTTGCGTGCTGCGCTTATGCGTTGGCGGGTTTCATCGCTGCGAGTTTGGCCAGCGTTGCTCTGACGGATGCGTTCAATCGTTTCCTCGTCCCAGCGCTTACCAAGACGGGACTGGCGGATAGCCTCGATGGAATCCTCGCGGTGCGTGTCACCCTTCTTGAGGTGTTGGGCACGGCGACTTGCTTCGCGGTTCACGAACATTGCAGTTTCGAGGTTCATGACACCGGCTGCTTTCTCGGCACGTCCCTTCCATGTCAGAACGTAACCCCTATCGCTTTCCATGAAGCCCTTGAGGTTCCCGCGATTGAGAGCCTGCTGCATCGTGCGACGACGGCCCTTGCTGATCAGGGTCAGGTACTCCTCGAAAGTTAGTTCAAAGAGAACACCGGCACGTAGTTGACGGCTTCGGGAACTTTCGAACATACGCTCAAGATGAGGCGTAAGATTTTTATTGCTTTGTCGGCCGGTGATTGCGCTAATGACTTCGCGCGGCGATGAATCGACGTAAACGATATTGTCCATTTTGATCTCCTAATCTGACTGCCGGTATCCATTCGGCTTGCGTCAAATGTATTTACTATTTTACCACTACAGGAGCGCTCTTTCGTCTGTCATTATTTTTGTTCAAGAAAAAACCCGGCTCTAGATTTGGATACGAGCCGGGTTTCCATAGGAGACACAGGAATTGTCCTGCTGGGTATTTACATTCTGGTATGTACCCTACTTTCAGGACTCCTGAAGTAATAGGAACATTGGTTCCATAGTATTATTAGACAGGCATTACACTGAAGCAATAGGAACATTAGTACCATATACTACGTAGTAGTATATTGCACCAACGCCCCCATTTCCTCAGCGCAAAGCGCTGGCGACGGCGTCTCGCTTCGCGTTCTTTCGTTGGCACTCAAGACCCGCTTACTCGACTTGTCGCAGTCGCTTACGCTCGTCCTAGTTTGGCATTCTGCCAACTCAGGACTGGTGGCATAGTGGTCGCTCCGCTCCTGATTGTTTGGGGTCTGCCGACGGGTGGAGTTGTACTCCTTGATTTCCCGTTTGGGGTTGATTGGGTGGATCGTTGGTTGGGCCATTGGGTGGGAGATAGAAAAGGGCGCGTACAGCGATCACAAGCAGCACAGCAACCTCAGTCGTAAAGCGCACAGGAACACGTCATAGAGCGTCACTGGCTGCGTTGCGCCGTCACCGCGCAGCCATAACGCGCAAAATCGCCCCTGCGCTCTATGAGCCTCTATGACTGCTTTCCGTGCAGTCACTTTTCCTAGCGGTCGGCCTTTGCCCTACACGGCCAGCCCGAGTAACATGCGGAAGTTGCAGAGGGCACAACGATGACCGCACTTGTGAACTTTCAGGTTGGTGATGACCTATCGCAGCGCTTCATAGAAGCGGCAGCGACCAAGCAGCAATCACCAGACGAAGCCATCAAAGAGGCGATGGCCCTGTATATCCGACGCGTCCGCAATGAGCAGATGCGCGATGCTGCCGAACGCATTAGAGCCAACGAGGAAGACGAGGCCGATGTAATGCGCTGGATAGAAGCGCATAGCGTGTCACTCGATTAAATAGAACGAGGGCAATTTGCCCTTACTGCTCAGCCCGGAGGACAATGAGGTTCTCCGGGTTTTTCTTTATCGCCCTTTGGATGGCGAACCTGCATAATTCGAATATGGACCTACATACGCAAATCACAGCCAAATTCGAGACATTCCGCAATTACCGCATGACGATAAAGAAGGATCGGCTCGACCTCACACAGGATGAATTCCTCCGTTTCATCATCAAGGAAGGCATCGTTGATCGTGTCTTGTCACGACGTAAGGGACTACCGATCAAACGTATCGATGACATGAAGGCGTGGAGCCTCGACAACATCGAACCCGTAAACCGAACCGAATATGTGAAACTGACAAATCGCCAACTGAAACCGCGTTTGCGCGGCATTGTCAGGCCAGCAGCACGATATGGAGGAGAGGTGCTGACGGTTAGCGAATGGATTGCAGAACTACGTCAAAATGCATCCAACAACTAAATACGATATGAGAGCACTCCTTCCTCACTCCTAACGCTCTCAGCGATCATTGGATTTTACTCCGTCCATTGATTGCGTTCTGTAGCCCACTCGGTTTGCTCATTTGCCGAGTGGGCTTTTTCATATGTACGAGTGAAAACAATCGGTTGCCCTTTGAAATCAAAGGCACTAGCGGGGGTAGTTTTATAACGGAGGTAAATGCATGGTATATTTCACTTATTTGGTCTGCGCAGGGCTTCTGCTGCTAGCGCTTCGTGCTTGGTTCGTATTGGGCGAAATCAGCGATTACGTTACAGCAGCAAGCATCGAATTGACGCAGAAACGCATGGATCGCAACGCACGTCTATAA